AGCGCGTGGCCTAGAATGCCTGCAAAACTACCGCCGCGAGCGAAACGACAAGCTGGGCGAGTATCGTGCCACTCCAGTGCATGATTGGGCCAGCCATGGCGCTGATGCGTTTCGATATCTGGCTGTGAGCGTGGACAAAACAGGCGTCAGGCCGCAAAGCGTGGCCATCAAATATCCGATGAGGCGCACCGCATGAAGAAAATGACCGAAGAAGAGCTGATTCGTTACCTCGATGCCGAGGCCGACGCGTCATACGCCGAAGACTCAAGCAACGTCGCGCGCGACCGCAATCGTGCTGAGCGTGATTACCTGCGCCTGCCGTATGGTACTGAGGTTGATGGCCGCTCGCAGGTGGTGTCATCGGACGTGTTCGATGCGGTTGAGGGCATGCTTCCAGACCTGCTGGACGTGTTCATCGCCAGCGACAAGGCAGTGGTGTTCGATCCTGTGAGCGCAGAGGATGAGGAGTCAGCGCAGCAGGTCACGGACGCATGCAACCACGTTTTTTACAAACAAAACAACGGGTTTCTGATCCTGTATTCGGCTGCAAAAGATGCGCTGATGCTCAAAACGGGCGGGGTGAAGTGGTGGTGGGATGTGCGCCGCACTCCGACATTCACCACGTACAAAAAGGTGGATGAAAACACGCTTGCGCAGTACCTGATTGAGCAGCCCGATGCTGAGGTGATGAGCAAGGACGAATACGAGCCTGGCGAAGAGGAGTCGAAGCGCGAGGAGGAGCAGGAGCGAGCGCAGGATGCCCAGATTCAGCAGCTAGTGGCACAGGCCAGGGCGCAGGGCCGTGAGGTTCCGCCGATGCCTCCCAAGCCGCCGAAGCCTGTTCTGTACACGGTAAAAATCAAGACGGTGGCCGACAAGGGCAAGGTGTGCATTGAGCCGATCCCGCCGCACGAGTTGGAGGTGTCGCGTCGGCATGCATCCATCCTGATGGACGATTGCCCGTATGTGGCGCATGTGGCGCGCCGCACGCTGAGCGATATCAAGCAAATGGGGTTTGATGTTGATGCCGCCGACGTTCGGGCAGCTGCAACCAATAAAGGCAGGCAGGATTACAACTACACAGGTACGGGGCTACGGCAGGATGCGTTGACGAGGGATATCGGCAACGATCACACCACCGATGAGTCGATGATCCGAGGATGGCTGCGCGAAGAATACGTGCTAGTCGATTTCGACGGGGATGGTATTGCTGAGCGGCGCAAGATCATTCGGCTTGGCACCAAGGTGTTGCTGAATGAGGAGTTCTCGCACGTTCCTATCGCTGCCTGGACTCCATACATTCTCACGCACCAGTTTGTTGGCCTGTCGGTGTCGGATTTGGTGACTGATTTTCAGCGTATCAGCACTGAGATTTGGCGCGCCCAGCTTGACAATCTGGACATGGCCAACAACCAAGAAACGGTTGTGACTACGGATGCGCAGGGCAACATGCTGGCGAATCTCGATGATTTGCTCAATCGCCGTCCTGGTGGCATTTTGCGCGAGACGGTGCCGAATGCGATCCGTCCGTATCAGCAGCGCTGGCAGGGTATCGAAGCTATGCCGATGCTTGAGATGCTGTCGAGTGCCAAAGAGAATCGCACGGGCTGGACGCGGTATTCGCAAGGGCTCGATGCAAACTCGCTGAATAAGACCGCGACGGGTGTTACGGCGATCATGAACGCCAGCCAAAAGCGCATGAAGCTGATGGCGCGTGTGATGGCCGAATGTTTGGTGGCGCCGATGTTCCGTGGCGTGTTCAAGACGCTGCAAGACTACAACATGGAGGAATTGTCGTTTCGCATCAACGGCAAATTCGTGAGCTACGACCCGCAGAACTGGCGGGATGCCTACGATATGACGATCAACGTAGGTATCGGGACTGGTGATGTGCTGCAGCAGGCCGGCTACCTGCAAAACATCGCGCAAGCGCAGTTTGCGACGCTGCAAACGCCATTTGGCGGGCGGATCGTGACCGAGCAGAACTTCTACAACGTGCAATCGCGGATTGCTGAAAACGCGGGTTTCAAGAACCCGGCCGAGTTCTGGACTGATCCGAAGAACCTGCCGCCACCGCAGCCACAGCAGCCACCGCCTGATCCACGCGTGCAGGTTGAGCAAATGCGCCTGCAGGATGGGGCGCAGCGCTTCCAAGCTGAGCAGCTGGCCGAGCAGCAAAAGATGCAGATGGATCAGCAGCTACAGATTGCTACTGACCAGAACCGCCAGGAGTGGGAGGCGCGGCAGAAAGCGATGGAGATGCAACAGGCAGCACAGCTTGAAGCGCTCAAGGCCGATCATGCGGCGCGGCAGGCAGCAGCGCAGATCGAGTTCGACCGGTGGAAGGTAGAGACCGAGCAAACGGTGAAGCTGCAGATTGCGCAGATGTCGAACGATACGGCAGCGGCTACATCACAGGCTGGGGCAGGTACAAGTGCACTGCAGTCTGTGGTGCAAGAGATGGCATCGACGGTGCAAGAGTTGGCGGCACCGGCGACGATCATTCGAGATGCTGCGGGCAAGGCAATTGGCGTCAAGCGTGGCAGCAAAACGCAACTGTTGGTGCGTGATGGTCAGGGCCGGGCTACTGGCCTGCAGTAATGTCGCGCGCACTCCCTAATCTGTGGCGACAATACGGCCGCAGCGCACAGGCTGCAGGTAGCGGCACGCCGGCATGGGCTTCGTCGGCCACTGTTGCGCAATGGACGCAAATATCATCCACCACGCTATCTAGCTCAGGCGTTGGGTGGTCTGGCACTGACCCAGGCGGCTCTGGTGCTAATAACTATGCTGCGGTGATAGATGCATGGGGTTGCGGCCTGCTGACGACGCAGGGCGTTTATGCGAATGGTGCGTTTCGTTCTGGTAACGCGCTTGTTCTGTGGGGTGGTGGGCATAACGACTATGCCGGCAACGAGCTTTACGCGCTCGGGCTTGGGACAGATGCGCCGACGTGGTATAGGCTAACGAATCCTACGATACCTGCGCCGCTAAATGTCGCCGCCGACGGCTCAGGCAATCCAGTGGCGCGGCATACCTACGACGGCCCGGTTTATGTTGGCGATGGTGGTCGCAATTGGTTTTTGTCGCCTGGCGGCATTTTCCGGTCTACTGACGTAGGCAGTGATGGCGTTGCGCGCAGGTTTGATTTGACGGGTTCTGCGTCTAGTTGGGTCGCTGGGGCGACAATTACAGCCTCATCGCAGACCACGGCACTAGAGCTGGCGACGGGTATCGTTTGGGGCTGGCCGCCCTCTTCAAACAGTTTTACCACATACGATATCAACACCGGGACGTTCGTTCAGACCCTGTTTAAGTCACCTAGCATCGGATCAAACCCAACGTCTGACATTGACCAGACGCGCGGTATTTGGATGATCCTTTCGCAAACTGGGTTGCAGGCGGTTCGTACAGATAGCGTAGGCAACCCGTTCTATACGCCAACGACTACCGGCACAGGCCCGTCTACGTTTGGCGGATTTTTCTGGGATTCTGACCTCGATGCGTTTGTCGCGTGGACGGGTGGCAAAACAGTTTACGTGCTCACGCCGCCAGCGACGAACCCTTATCAGGGCGGGAATGCATGGGTGTGGACTAGCTCCAGTGCATCGGGTGGTGTAACGCCACCTAGCGGCAATATAAACGGCACGTATGGGCGATTTGCAAAGGTGACAGCGGGAACTGTCAAGGGCTATTTTCTGGTCAATAGCGCGTCTGCTGCGCCACTGTTTTACAGGACGTCTTGATATGGCCTATGGCTTCAATTTTCGCGCGACATCAGGGTATGTTACGGATTCGTCAGGACAGACATATTCGCTCGGCACGGTTTACCCTGAAACGCGGAATGGCATCACGTTCGGGTGGAATTCGGCGCTGGCTGGCAATTCTCGTGATCGTTCTACTAGCGCGCCCGGGGCGCCCGAGCTGGCGGGCATCATATATTGGACAAACTCTGTAAATGCACCGCCGCAATGCACATTTACGGTTGATCTTCCGCAGGCTGGGGATTGGACAATAAACCTAGCGCTTGGTGATGCGACGGCACAACAAACGCAGTTTGCCAGGTTAAAGGATGGCAGCACTACATTCCAAACGCTGACTAATGTCGTCACAAACGCTGGTGAGTTTTTGGATGCTTCAGGCGTTGTTCGCACGACTGCAGCGCTGTGGAAATCAAACAATGTTGCCGTGTCAAGGACATTTACCACAACGACATTTAATCTTGAAATTGGCGACCTGTCTTTTGTAGCGGGCAACAACACGACGCCATCACATCTAATGCTCACCTATGTCGGCCCGCCGCCCAGTACCAGGCTGCCGCAGCCATCCCCAGCCCGCCAAGGTCTTGGCCGAATCCACTACGCAATGAGGTAATCAATGGCAAGCTATGTAACGCCCAAACGGGCCACGCAGTACATCTTTTATATCGGCCTAGCCGATCAATCCAATACGAAGCTGCTGAAGGCCAATCCGACCATTGCGGCCGGTGACTTCAAGGTTTCGATTGATGGCGGCGCGTTTGCCAATTTGGCGACCCTGCCAACGGTCACGCCAGCCAGCGGCACGGCGGTCAAGATCACGCTTTCAACGGGCGAGATGACAGGCGACAACATTGTGGTGACGTGCATCGATGCTGCCGGCGCCGAGTGGTGTGACCAACTGATCAACATTCAGACCACGGCACGCCAGATCGATGATCTTGCATTCCCGACGACCAGCGGGCGCGGGATCAACGTCGATGCCTCGGGCAATGTGCCGATTCAGACGGTGCTGAAGAAAAATCAGGCGCTGGCCGGGTTTGAGTTCTTGATGACCGACAGCACGGCGCACACGCCAGCGACTGGCAAAACGGTAACGGCGACGCGCTCGATTGACGGCGGGGCCTTCGGTGCTGGCACGCTTGGGGCAGTGACGGAGGTATCGAGTGGGTTCTACAAACTCGACATTCCGGCGGCAGATTTGAACGGCAACACGGTCACGCTGCGCTTCACGGCGACGGCGTGCGATGACACCAGCGTGACGATCTTGCTTGAGCCCTGATAGATGCACCTGATCCTAACCTCGCGCGGCGCAGCACTCGAATGGGCCAGTGCGTTCGGCGCTGGCGTGGGTGGTGGGCCTGGCGTTGGTGCGGGGCTGATGTTTCGGCAGTCGTCGGGCTGGTCGGTCATCGGCCGGCGGTCGCCGCTGCGGTGGTCTGTTCAGCGTGCCGTCGGCAGCGGCGGTGGTGGGTCGCTAGGGCTAGCTAGAGGCTTCGATGTTGGCTATTCAGGCCGCACGCTGTCAAAGCCTGATCCGAAGCTATTGTGGGCGCGCAGGCCAAAGTCTGTGCCCGAGCCGGTGGCGGTCAAACAGCTTGAGAAGGTGGCCGCCGTCATCGCCGAGACGGTCAAAGCGCAGGTGAAAGATGGCAAGCCGGCGAGTAAGAAGGAAGCAAAGAAGGCGGTCAAAGAGCTGGTGGCCGAGATGCCTGGCTATGACTGGCACGCCCACTATCAGCGGGCCTACACCGAGGCAATGGATCGT